TGAAAGGAACTTTTTTCGCTGACATATCAAGAACGTATTTGATACCATCTGATTCTGAGATTTCTTTTTTGATAATATCTGCTTTTTTGTTACGCAAGTTACCAATGAAACGCAACTCCTCATCTGTAAGTTCAGAATGGACAGCATATGGAATACGCATCACTGGAATATCTACAGCGTGTTTTGACTGTGCAGCACCCAAGACTGTATGGTTTCCATCACCACGCAAATCTTCTCCATTTGCGCCACGTCCTTCCCATACAAGAACAGGGTTACAAGCATCAGTGTTGCCTCGTGCATCATCAATTTTCTGTTTGATAGTGCGTTGCAGTTCTGGGTCATGTTGGAAGCGAACCTGTAGTGCCGACATCTCTGCATGAATTTGAATATCTTCGACTGTTACAGGAAAGACACCATCATCAATCTGCTGGTTAATAAACACACAGTTTTCGATATCTGGTTCTGCGAATTGTGGAAATCCATTCGACAAGTTATAGAACATTGGGTTTTTACGAGCATTTGCTTTTTTGAGAATGCGATGTTCAGCATTCTGCATCTCCATATAATCTCCATATGAAGTAACTTCAAATTTCAGTTTTGATTTTGAGTTAGCGAATACTTTTTGAAACTCTTCGTTTGTTGAAGAGTGGTTGTAGGGGTCATCCACAGAACCTTTGTGAATTCCTACATACGATTTTCCATCAGACAAGTTTGTGTACTGATAGAGATACGCCTCATATGAGGCAGGGGGGGTTGCAATATTTTGCTCTACGATATTTGATGACATAATGTCACTCCTTTTGTTAGAACACTAGTTTCCATGAACGTACAAGTCACATGAACAACACTAGGTTCGGTTTAATGTAAACACCACCTCGGCATTTACTATTATAATATACCCTAATATAAGGCATATGTCAAGTACTTTTTATAACTTTTCTTAAATTAGTTGAAGAAAAAGAATGTTGTCTACTAGTATAAAATACTTCTATGGGCAGGTCGCTACCAGTAAATTCCCTGTCTCTATAATCTTCTCCAATAAATCTAATATCAATCTCTTGTGATTGTAGCAAGTCTACTAGACTTTGTTCTGTATCATATGGAATAATCTCATCCACATACTTTACGCCCGACAATTGAACGTATCTTTCATATACTGATTGTGCTGGTTTATTCTTGTCTTGTCTGTCAATAGAAGGGTCAGTCTGTAATCCTACAACTAACTTATCACAGTTATTTCTAGCTTCCTTAAGCATAACAACATGTCCAGCATGTAGTAAGTCAAAAGCGCCGCAAGTAAATCCAATCATCGTATAATATCAATCTTATCCATAGTATCTTGATTCCAGACTTCTAGTTCTGTACGAACCTTATTCTCTGCAATCATCTTATTATAGCGCTTGGTAGCAAGTTTCTTCCACCATGCAATCACACCTTCAAGTTCAAATCTATCATAGTTTTCTGCTTTTGTCAAGACATCTGTTCTACCTAATAAAACATCTTTTGCATTAGAGTATCCATACTCACCCATGTAGAATCTTTTCTGTGTGGTAACATCACCAGCCTTTGCAATCTCTTTAGAGAACAACTCATATGCTTTTGTATCGTGTTCCTTTAGACTTGCTTTGATAACACCAACCATCTTAGTTTGCATTTTCAGTTTACGAGATGATGCACCTTTATGTATCAAGTCTTCGCCATCATTCTTTTCTGTAAACCAATCACGCATCTCAAAGTAGATTTCTTCTCCAAGTGTCAATAGAAACTTAGATTGGGTGTCGCCCTTGTAACGTAAGAATGGACGCATACCATCATACATAGAAGAACCTTTGATATTACCGTAGAGTGATGTTGTCTCAAACAAACAAAACTCTGTATCATACTTTTCATTTAACATTCTACGAACTGCATGAGAGTTGCAGATTGCAGCCATCAGTTTACCACCAAGATAATTATATCCAAATGGTTGTACAGGCACAATATTAAAACCCATGATAGCACGTTTGTTGAAGATAGGTAAATCTGGAACACCACCCAAGTAATCGTTACGAGGTTTAGAGTTGATTAGTGGAGAACCTAGTTTAATAAACCCAACCACAGTATTTGTAGTTGTTTCCTTAACAACTAGTTTCATCTCTTTGCCAGGCGCATTATCAGGCGAGAACGATGCAACCTTTTCTAACATAGTGTCGAAAGTTTTAGATGGGACTTGTACAATAGCAAAGTTCATATCCTCTGGATGCATACTGTAGTCTTGGAACATATCATCTTCCAATCCAAATCCTGGCAGTGCAGTAGGAATATTCTTTACACGTTCAATCTTACGAGCACGAAAATAATCATCAATGCGCCCAAAGTCTTTGAAATAAGTCATCAACTTTGTTGCGGCAAATATTGCATCATCTCGTTCTAGTATCATCCAAAAAAGTCCTCAAGTGTTGTTTGTGTCCCATATGAACGGTCAATGTTCCATCCAATCTGGTTCATAATAAATGTCAATGGTTCTACAAACGCTTTCTCATACTGTAGATCATAGTCGATATAGCGATGAATGTCAAGTTCTTTTGGTAATTTAGTTATAAAAGAAATCACGTTAGATGACATTGTGTTTGGTGTACGCATGTGAATAAACTTAATCTTCTCACCCTCTTGAATAAGAGGATACTTGTTTGTAAGTTTTTTCTGTTTGCAGAAGTGGTTGTATAATAACGCACCACGGCAATGCATAGGAACACCTTTCAAGAATATACTTGAACTACTACTCCACTTTGCAAGTCCATTAACAGAACGAGGAAACGCAATCTCTTCTGGAGGCAACTGCATAAACTCTTTACGAAAGTCTTGGATAAAGTTATTCACATCTTTCTCATTTCCAGACATGATAATCTTTAGACATTCCTTAATCTTGTCACGACATGGGGCAGGAGTAGAAGACTTGACTGCCTCAATACCCATAATCTTCAGAGAGGGTTCGTGATAACGTACACCCTCAACATCCCATGCATTTAGAATGTATCTTTTCTTCGCAGTCCAGATGCCTTTGTCAGCGATAACCTCACGTTTCATTTGCATCTTCTGGTCGAATGCATTTACATAAGTAGCAAGATCTTGATAACTCTTATCAATAAAAGGTTCGATTTTCTCTTGAGCAATTCTATCAAGGAAATCCACCGCCCTCCCACGATACGCACTCTCCGACTCATCTGTTCTCTTCGGTAGCACTTTATTAATAAGCTCGTCAAACCTAATGTATACTGAATCCGTATCCGATGCAATAACATAATCAACTCCTTCACTCTTTAATAGTTTATTTAAGTAACCATTCAGTGCTTGTTCAATCCACCGAATAGATAATTGTCCAGAAGTAGTAATACCTTCTGCAATACGCAAGTCATAGTATCTGAACCATTCATTACCAATCGCACCATAAGCAGAGTTCAAGGAAATCTTTCGTGCCATCTGGATGTTTTGATAACGAGATACATCGTTGAGATACTTTGGATCTTTTGTATCTTCATATTGTTGTTTTGCAGTCAACATCTTTTTCTTGTAGATAGTACGATCATTGTACATCTCTTGCATCATCTCAGGCAAGAATCCCTGTTGTTTGGTTCTGAACAAAGCACCGTTTGGTGTACAAGTGACAGATGCTGGTTTCAGTGGAGATAAGTCATGTTGTTTTTGCAACAACTCATCAACAGATTTGTCAGAATCAAATCCCATAGTTTTGGGAAGAAGTGTTTCTGGGGAAATGTTGTATTGCATAATCAAGTGTGGATACAGAGAGTTCAAGTCAAAAGACAGAACCCATTTGTGTTCTCCCACTTGTGGATCTTTTACATATGCACCAATGTACTTCTCGCCCTTAGACTCGTTACTACGTTTCTGGGGGATAACGATTTTACGTTTGAGTAAGTGATTGTAAATTAGTACGTCCCAATACTTCACGGATGTGAATGCATCTGACATGTTGACTTTTGCCTCATACGTCATAGTAAGAAGCAAGTCGATTAGTTTCATCTTGTCATCTAGTCTATCGACTAGTTCAACGTCCATGATGTTGTAGTCAATGAATGACTGATAATCTTTAGTATACCAATCACGAAATGTTTCGTATGGATTCTCATCTTTACGTTGTCCAAGTTCTACATGAGCGATATGGTCAAGACGATATGATTCTTGGTTTGAGTATGTAAACTTCTTATACAGTTGTAAGTAGTCAAGATTGTTAACGCCCAAGATTTCATAGATTTGATCCTTGCGTCCAAATCCACTATTCACCATGCGAGAACTAACAACACCCCAAGGCGATAGACGTTTCATTGCGTCTTCACCCATCTGGGAGTTAATACGGTTACAGATGTAAGGCAAATCAAAGAATTCAGTATTCCAACCAGTAATGATATCTGGGTGGTCAGATTCCCACCAGTTTAGAAACCGAGCAAGAAGTTCACGTTCTGTAGGACAGTGAATGTATTCTACATCATCCCGACTTGTTTCATAGGGTTGCATACCCCAAACAATAAACGTACCCTTGTTATGATCTTTGATAGTGATAGACAGCATTGGTTCTGCTGCTTGGTCTGCATTAGGGAAACCATTCTCACATTCTACCTCAATATCAATAGTAACAATCTTGAGTTGTTTGGAATCAAACTCAATTTGTTTTGGATACGTTTCAGATAGGTATGAGTATGGAAAC